AGATTAGTGTTATCTGCTTTTTTTTCAGGCTCAAATACAAGTTAAACGATCTTATCAACTATCCAATCTAACAACGGTTGCCAATAGTCGTTTTGTTATGCGGCCTTGTGCTTATACATCAGCCGCGCGCCGAGATTGGAATCGGAACGAGACGCCGCAGTGCCGACAATAAGCCGGAACGCACCCGCAGAATCACCATCAGCCCAACCGCCACCGAAACCAGCGCAACCGCCCGCAGACAGATAAGCGTTATCCGCATAGTAGGTGGACGAAGAACCATTGACGGCCTTGGGGACGAACCCGCCTTCGTTGGTTCCCACAACATCGGACATATAATTTCCGATGTTGGACGAAACCCCGGAAGCCTTGCTATAGAGATAGCCCGAACCCGTGTCACTGAAATCCTTGAAGGCGGTCAGAATGTTCCTGCTGGAATCGCTGTAAATACCGTCAATCCACTGATACACGTTCCCCCAGAAATGTTCAATTCCGAGGAAGCACATTCCCGCCGAATCGGTCTGACTGGAAGTGCTGCCGTAGTTCATGCCCTTTGCATTGGCAACGCCAGTTTTGATTTTCGCGGAACCGCCCACATAGCCGTAACCAAGGGCCTTCTGACTGTTCCTGTTTTTATAGATCATCAGGAACATACACTGAAGCAGCGTCAGCGGATAGAACGAAAACAGTTGATAGCCCGTGCCCCGCCCCTGTGCGTAAGTTCTGAAATTGGTCAGGGTTGTGGAAACCGTGATGGTCTGTCCGCTGATGGAATACAGCTTATTGCTGGAAACGTAACCGTCATAAGCACCGATATAGATATAATCACAATCGTTTTCGGTGTCCAGACTGTGCGCCCTGTAGCAATAGCCGTCAGCGTTCGGGTCATCGGTCAGATAGATATAATGATAGGTTCCGTCAGTGGTCATCTTATAGCCCACCTTCGGAATTTCAATCATCACGTCACCCGCCGAAGTGCTGTTAATGGTTGCCGCCGTTCCATCGGCTTTGTAGGCAAAATTATCCGGGTTCAGGTAATATTGAACAACCCCGTTCTTTACCAGACAGGGCCGAATTCCGCTGAAAATAGCCGTGTCCTTCCAGTTGTCCCAACCCGCCGACATTCCTTCAGCATCCCCAATATAGGTCAGCGCCGTTGCCGGGTCAGAATTGGAAATAGCGATTTTCAGACCAAAATAGCGGTAATAGGCCAGCTTCAGAGTATAGGCCGCATAGCTGGAAACCGCAACGCTGCCCGTGGAAGTGTTGCCGTTCAGGGTCGCCGTTACCGCCCATGTTCCCGTTGAAGGCAGGTAGAACACCGCCGTTCCCGTGGACGTGGCCTGTTTGGTCACGCTGCCCTTGCTGACGGTCACGCTGGAACCGCTGTCCACGGTCACGGTCAGGGTGATGAAGGTCAGGGTTTCCGAATAGGACGTGGTTTCCTGAACAACCGTCACGGTTTTGGTTGCCGTGGTCGCGCCGTCATAGCTTGCAACCACGATATAATTCCCCGTAGCTGAAAGACCAAAGGTCACGGTTCCCGTGGAAGTCTTGGTTTCCGTGGTTCCGTTGGGCTTGGTCAGGGTCACGGTTGCGCCAGATTTCGCCGTTACCAGCAAGGACGCCGAAAAATAGGACAGCGAACAGGTGTATTCCTGAACCGCTGTCACAGTCACCGTCACGGTATCGGAATTGTGGCCGTCCAAAGTGCCATATACATTCCAATCGCCATAGGCGGGCAGATCAAGGGAACAAACGCCATTGACCGCCGTCCCGGTTACGGTAATGCTGCCGTTGGAACAGGTAACTACACTCCCAGATGTAACGGAAACCTTCAGCACGGGAAGAAGGCCCTTGCCCCCGGCATCCTCCCAATCTTCCCCCGTGAAAACCTGTATCTTGTTCTCGTGGTATCGAATGCCGTGAACCCCATCTTCATTCAAAACGGTCAGATTGGCATGATTGACAATTTTGTTGTCAACAGTCTGAACCGCTTCCATCGTGGGAACCGCTTCAGGGTTGATTTCCAGATTAACGTCATAGGACGTGCCAACCGTGGCAATCAGCGTGGGGACAAACCCGGAAGAAACATTTTCGTTTTCCGCTGCCATGTAGAAATTCCCGGACAGTTCCAGCGCCACGGCATACAGAATTTCCCCTTCATCCGGGTCAATGGCAATCAGGCCCAGGCACCGAATGTAATACCCGGTTTCAAGCCCGACATTGTTGAACGGGGCCTGAACTTTGATTTGGCAGTAGTTAAATATTTCCTTCAGAGAAATCAAAGACGTTTGTTCCACATTGGCAAGGGCGGTCAGCGCGGGAATATCTTCGGGACTATAGGCTTGACTGGAAGTCTGCATTTCAAGAAATTCAATGGTTGCCAGTCCCGCATAGTTTTTGGCAATCAAGGCTTTTCCCTTATCCGTGATATACAGCTTGGAGAAATTAGCCATTATCGTTCACTTCCTCTTCTTCGTCGTGGTTGTTGTAGTCTTGCCATTCAATATCACTCTTGATTGTGGCTGTGGTCAGGGTTCCCATACCGAAGCCGTTTATCAAATCCATTTCGGATTGACAGGTAACCGTGTTTTCGATATGAAAACCCATGTTGGCGGGACACATGGTTTCCAGAATAAAAATCAGGTCATCCACCTGCCCACTTTCTTCAAGTTGGGTGGTCACCATCAACAGATAGGGGTCATCAGGGGAAAATTCAATCTGAACATTGTCGTTCCCCTGAATCGTGGCAATCCTGTTTTTCAGCGTTCGTTTGGTGTAAGGCGTCATGTTCCACCATTTCGCCAGCACCGTTGAACGCCTATTTTCAAGGCTTGCCGAAGAATCAGGTGTGATTTTCAGAATGGATTCCCACCGGGCTATTCCCTTTACCGTGGCCGTCATAATGAAGGCGTCGTTCATCAGGTTATCAAGGTTTTGAACCAACAGTTGAAATTCAGGCTTTTCAGTTCCCATGATTTCAACCATTTCCTTGAACTCTTTTAATACCGGGGGCAGATAGCCCCACAGATCAACTTCCCTCATGTGTCACCGCCCCCATTATGGGAACATCATTTCCCAAAATCGTCAGGTTCCCGGAAACGCCGTTGATGGTGGTTTGCCCAACATCCACAACCCCGGTCAGGGCCAGCAGCCGGCTTTCAATCTGACTGACCCGAACCACAGTGGGAATCCCTGTCAGGTAATTCTTCCATGCCGTTCTCAGTTCCAGCAGATAGGCCGAAACGGTTTCTTCAACCACGGTTTGCATATTGTCCCATGAATAGCCCGTGTCGAATTCCAGCGGAACATTCACGTTCACGGTCACAGTGCCGGGGGCGGCAACGGTTACAATGTGGTCAATCGGGGCCACGCCAACGCCGCTGCCGTCTTGGGTGGGGTCAATAATTTCCTGAACCGTGGAAATCAATGCAGCGGAAGCGGGATTATAGGACGAATCAAGGATTGTACACAGAACGGTTCTCGGGCCGTTCCATATCGGGGTAACACGAACGCCCCCAACGCCGTCAATTTCCATGACCTTGTTGATATAATCCTGAACATTGCCGCCATAGGCTTTATTGTCAAAGGAATTGAAGTATTCTGCGCGGAAATCCTCGGTTTCCTGTTCATCTTCACCGGGAATCAGAATTTCCGTGGCCGTGGCAGTTTCCAAACCGTCAATATAGTCAATCGGAATCATCGTCCCCAGAACCTTGTTTCCGTCTGCGCCGGGGGTTTCGCAGGTCATTTGATAGGCCCCAGGCTCCCCCTCAATCGCTGCCGTGGCAACGAAATTCAGTTCCCCAAGGCTGAACCGCTGCCCGGTCACGTTGATGGTGGTCGGGGTAAATTCGCCCTTCAGGATTGCCGCCGTCGCGTCATCCGGGGCAAGCCCACGTTCACGCGCCCGAAGAATCAGGTAATCCCGGTCAGCCGTGTCCGCGAACATCTGAAGAACGATGTAATCAAGGCCAATATAGGCCATTTCCAGTTCCAGAGCAGCGGGGGCAAGAGCATCATATATGATTGACCCTTCCCGTTTGTCCACGTCATCCCGAACCCGGTCAAGCAAACGGGCCATGATGTTATCGAACGTGAAAGCCTCAAACATCAAACTTCAACCTCCATTTCAGATTCTATTTCACCGAAATCAGTGTTGACCGTGAATGTGGCGTGAACCTTATTCCCGTCCACCTCAAATTCAAAATCATCCACACTTTCTATTCGGGAATCCCATGTCAACGCTTCGGTTATGCGCCTTTCCAGTTCGGCCAATACATAGGACATGGGTTCGCCGTACAGATCAACCAATTCAATGCCGTAATTATCGGAAAACGCCATATAGGTTGACCGTTCTGTGTTCAGGACAAGGAAAATGACCTGTTTCATAGATTCCAGATCATCAGAAAAACCCACAACCCTGCCTTCATCAAGGTTCATGTTGTAGGTTTTTGTTGGATATATGCCCAGCTCCATATCCTCTTCTTCAAGGATATTGTCATCTGTTTCAGGAATCAACGCCATGTCACATCACCCTATCCATTACGATGAATTTTTGTCCTCCATCCTGCCGAATCAGAAGGATGTTATCACCCTTTTTCAGCCCGTTTTTCACGGTCACTGAATGGGTTCCCGAAACACTGTGACGATGGGATTCAGCGGTTCCTGTGTTCATGCTGAAAGTCATCTGCACACTGTAGTCAGTCACGTTTCGGGTTAGAATCAGTTGGCTTTCCTCAATGGTCAACCTCTGTTCAATCTGTACCTGAAGGGGGGAAACGCTTATCACTTCCCCCAGCATGGCCGAAGTCAGATCAAGCCCACCAACCGCCTGTTTTGCCGCTTCTTTAATCGCGGAAAGCATATCAGCCAGCGAATTCACCCCCTCTTAATTTCAAGGTCATGGTGTGATAGTTCTCATTGAATGTGTGGGTACAGGTTTCAACCAACATCCAGTTAGACAGCGAAGTATCATGCAAGGCCAATTTGACAAGCACCATGCAGCCCGCCCGAACGCGAATATCTCCAATCACATTTCGAAGGGTCAGGGATTTATTCTTAACGTTGTACAGGTTTAACAGGGTCTTGGCCTTGTTCGTGGCGTTGGTTTTATCGTCGATCTTTTCAAAGTATTGAAGAGTGCCCCATTTCTTTTGCGTCTTTGCGCTTTGGGCAACATAGGCTTTTCGCTTGCCGTCCTTTTCATAAACCAGCTTGACCACGTTATAAACCCCCGTGTCAATGGTGGATGTATAATCATAGTTTTCAGCGGATTCAGCGTCGATCAGCAAGCCAACCTTCATGTTGGCACACTGTTTCAGGGTCAGCTTCCCGGCCTTGTCATACAGGCAAAACAGAAGGCGATTGTTCGTCAGGGTCATATCCAAGCTATCCTGAATCATGTCCAGCAGGGTTTTGTTGTCCATGACCCGCGCCGGGATGGTATATCCTGTATCTTCAATCGTCCCCGTGGTAATGCCGTAATCCTTGGCAAGCATTTTCACAACCGTTGAAGCCTTGACAGCCTTGAAATTATAGGTGTCTTTGTTCAGCAAATACCGCATTTGGTCATATGCGGTAATCTGAATGGCGCTGGATTTGGTATGCTTCAGGGTAAAAATAAATCCATAGAAAAGGACTTTCTTTTTCACGGTCAGCTTGACCGGGTTTCCCTCTTCTATTTTCAATTTCTTGTCCCACAGCACAGAAAAAACCAACTTGCCGGGGGCGTTCTTTCGCTCCGTGGTCAGCGTCACGCCATCCAGAACTTCGGGGATGAAACCTTTCTTGCCGTTCTGAATCTCAATTTGAAAATTAAGTTTCAAGTCACCTTTGACCATTTTCAAGGTAACATCTTCAGCCATTGGGAATCACCCCCTTATTGCTTCATCATCAGCGTTTTTGCCTGTGGTTTCACAACAGGCTTGGTCACTGTGGTTGGTTTCCGAACCGTTGAAGTCAGAGTTTTGACAACAGTGGAAATGGCACTCACAGCGGTTTTTATTCCCGTGGTTATTGCACCCGTGACCTTTTCCACAGATTTCTTCACCGTGGCGGGAACCGTGGTCTTTTTGGCGGGCTTTGTGGTGATTTTTCCTTTGGACACATAATAGGTCTTTCCGTCAACCTCCACATTGCCCGTCCAGCTTGACCCGATCACCTTTGTGATTGCTGCCTGAACCGATGTGGCTGTGGTGGTCAGGCATGACATACCGGGAATCATAACCTTATAGGTTTTCGATTTTCCCCCGGATTTGCCACCGCTGGACTTGCCCCCACTTTTCTTGCCATCACCCGAAGATGTTGATTCAATTCGGGTCGCTTCCACCACAACCGGGGCCGTGGCCGAAGGGGTTTCCACCGTGAATGTCTTTGTTCCGTAATCCTTGAATTGCTTCAGAAAGATTTGAACTTCTATGTCAAATCCGTTCTTTGCATCATCAATAATCTGATAATCCTCAATGGAAACGGTCAGATTGGTATTGAAGGGTTTATAGGTTTGCCGTCCTCCACTCGGAATGTTCCGGGTGATGATAAACTGAATGGGCTTTTTCTTGCCTTTCAAGGTTTCCAACTTTTCCAGATAATACTTCGGGCGCCGAAAACCCTTGGGATAATGGGCAAACGGATATTGAAAATTGGGGAACAATACATTGAAATTGACAGTTGTCAACCCTGCCGATTTCAAAATACTGATTTCCCCATCGTCAATCAGATTGACAGTTTCGTTCCTGCCGTTGATTTTCGTAGTGATTTTCTCCGGGGCAATCGGAAGAAGCATATTGCCAATATAAACATCATACATCAGGTATACACCCCTTCTGCTACAGCTTCAAGCCGTTCCGTCAAAGTATCGCCCAGATAATCAACAATGCCGTCCAAATCCATGTTGGATTTGATTTCGTTGGTATTGTGCATTTCCACCTTGACTTCTGCCGTGGTGAATTGATTGATTACTTCCCGTTCTGCCAGATCACGAATCTTCCGAATGTCAGCGTCAGAAACCTTGACGGCATCCTTGGCATCATTCAGAAGTTGGTCATGCTCCAACCCGGCAAACACGCC